GATGGCATACGCCTTGAGGTTACTGGACGTGTAACAATGGCACGTCTTGTAACAGAAGCAGTACGACCTGCTACAGCAAGTGGGTCAAGGAACAATGAAGTTGCAAAGTCGGAAGCAAAGGATATGTACTTCTGTGGACCACGTGAAAAGTAATCACGAACTTCCGTGGTATCAGACCAGTTAATTTTATCTGTGCCTTGGTCACCTGCTACTAAAGAACCACCAACAAAACCTACAATGGATTGTCCAGGAGAAACGTTGCGTGAAGTATTGTACGCGGTCTTCCAGGTATCAACGTCAAAGAAGCCACTGTCAACATCATCACGGTAATCAGCGTTAGATGCTAGGAATGCGGTAGACAATGGTCGTGATACAAGTTCACGATATGGAACTGCTAGTGGTTCTAAACCACGAAGGATTTTTCCTCCTACTACACCAGCAACGTTACGGGCGCCCTTAAAAAAACTTCCGTCTGACTCACGTACTGCTTTGGCTAGTGAAGAAATAAATCCATTATCTTCTGGAGTTTCTTTTGGTATCGGTGTTGGAATGCTCATTTGTCATCCTCACTCACACGTACTCCGCCATTGATATCTACAAGTTCATTAATAAAAGAATTGCGTTCGCTTTCGCTTTCCCATGGAACGCTGGCAAATGCTATTACAAAGTCTGGGTCAGATATACCAAACATGTTTACAAATGCTGAAACATTGTTTGCTAACCTCACTAGACAATACCGTCCAGTTCATTTGCAGCATTTACATAACGCATAAAGTTCTTGAATGTTTCTGGTGCGTCTGGATTGCTTGCTTGCTCATTAAGAGTTGGCAAGTACTTAGATATCATTTTGTAGCGACCAGTTACTTCTTGCGTTGGTGTGGAACCAGGACCAAAGGATGCACCTGCAGTAATTGGTTCATCTGGTCGTTCAGTTGGTGTAAAAAGATTTGTTAGTTGCTGAGGTGGATTTGCTGCAACTTCTGGAGACGGAACGTTAGGAACAGGATTGCCTTGCATCTGTGCTCCTGACTGTAAATCTGAAAGAGCCTTACGCTCTCCATACTTTCCTCCACCTCTCATTTCTTTAGCGGCTTGGATTGGTCCACCATCGGTGCGGCGTGAAAGAGAACCTGGTCCTGAAACTGCGGCAGGGTTGGCTGGCTTACGATATCCACCTTTAGCCATTATTTTCCTCTTTCAACTATCTGGGTTTTACCACCAGTATTAATATCAAATTTCTTAGCAATCTTTATTGCCTCTTGAATTGTTGCGCCTTGCGCAATGGCACCAAGCGCATATGCTGCACCAGTGCCTATTCCGTAAAGACCTGTGTTTGTTTCAAGCACAGCGTAGTTAGATGCGACATGAAATACTCTGTCTTTAAATCCAACCAAAAATACAAAATCTTCATCTTCCTTTAAAGTTATTCCATTGTCTTCGTGTTGCTTACGCATCTCAGGAATAAACTTAGACACCATAAATGTGTATGGCTCAGTACCATCGTATTTTGGTGGTTGCCAACCAAAAAGAATAACGTCACAGCATCTTGAGTTACCTGCGCCTGACATTACGTACTCGCCAATCTCAACAATCTTCTTCATACTTGGATGTTGATATGGTCTTTCGGTATCTGTAACTTGGGCATCTGCAGCAAATGTAAAACCATACTTGGTTCTAATTGCAATGACGGTAGTCATTAGCCACCCAGTTGCGCTAGGATGTCCTGGATGTTAGGAGCAGGTGCCCCAGGGGCTGCTGCGACAGGAGCACCACCCATAGTTTCGGGTCCTTGTGCTTCGACTGGAGCACCCTCACCTGGGGCGGCTTGTGGGGCACCACCAAGTGCACCCATCATGTCTTCAGGTGTCATCTGTGGTGTTTGTTCTGGAGCCTGTGGTTCTGGCTCTGGCTTCTTGAATACTTCCATTACGGAATCTTCTACGCTCTTACCGTTACGGCGAGCGTCAATAACCTGAGCAATCTTCATAACAATATCCGATGGGTCTTGACCCTGAGTTACCATTTGTGGAATTGCAGTTGAGGTTGCGCTTAATGCGCCAAGTAGTGAGTTACGCATGTTTTCAATGTCAATGCGTTCGATTTCTTTGGATACGTTTACGTTCCAAGGAAGTTCTTGCATTACAAACTCTTGCGAGATTAACTTTGCTTGCAAAGCCTGAAGGCTAAAGATTAGGGCACGTGATGGGTCAAGTCCTGACATCAGACCGTAGCGTACTTGTACGCTATAGTCTTCTTTGATGTCTTTTTCTGGGCTGTACTTCAAGATGTAAGGTGCGCCGTTGTAAGTCATCTGTGTGGACTTTTCGCCAGGGAATAGTTTTTCGTCCATCTCCATGGCTAGGGCTATAACATCTTGCAGGGTTTCAGCAAGAATCTGCTGACCTGCTTTTATCTGCGAATCAAAGCCGCCAAGAAGTGCTTGAACTCCAGAACCTGTAATAACAGACGCATTAACAGTACCTGAACGTCCTTCTGGGTAACGAGCACCCATACGCATTTCTTGTTCAAGAACCTGTTGTTCCTGGAATGCACCCATTGGAATATCTAAACCAACACGGCGTACACCTTGTGGGTTAGAGGTACGCATAACTGCGTCAGGACCAAATGCAAATTCTTGCATGTCTTGTGGTACAACCATAGGTGCGTTAACTGACTTCTCAGCAGCATCCATGGCTAGAAGGCTAAAGCGAGCACGAGCAATCTGTGCCCAGATAACATCATCAAATTGTCCACGTGGGTCTTCGGTATCAATTCCTGGACGCTTAGCAATTCTTACACTTAGTTTACCAAGTGGGTTTTTTGCTTTACGCAGGGGAAGGTTTCCTCTTTGTGGAAGGAATAGGACTACCTGGTCCTTGTCTTCATAACGAATCAAATCTAATAGAGTACCAAGGTCGTAGTTTCTACGCTCTTCTCCATTAAGGATTTGGCGTTCGTATTCAGGGAACTCAACAAGTAGTTCACCCATGGACTTCAAGTAACGCTTGCTATATGAAACACATCGTCCGTAGCGGTCATATTCTGGGTAAGCACCCAAGGGGTTTTCTACACGGATGCGTGGCATACGAGCCTCAAAGTCAGGCTCTACAACAAACGGCAAGAAGGCATAAGTATTATACCAGTCTGCGCCTGTATACATCTGGGTTTGTAACCCAGAAAATTCAACATAGTTGTTTACAATCATCGAACGCAGGTCTGCGTTCTTCTTAGCCCTGTCAGATGTTGTGTCAGGGGTTTGGCAGTTAAATGATGGTAGAGGTGCTAGAACCTCAGCCAAGTCGCGAGCAACAACGTCAACGAAGTTGGCAATCATTGGCTTAGTCATGCCCTCAGGGAACATGTCAGGGTATACGGATACCATGTCACCACGGCGTACAGCAGTTATATCTGCCATTCGCTGGTCACGTACGGCATAGCGGTTGCGTAGGTATAGTACCTTGTCAGCCACTTGTTCCATTGAGAGTGCCATTGATATCCTTAAAGATAAGTTGTAAATTGTTCCATTGCTAAATCATCAAGATTAACAACGGCTTGCTGAGCCATCTGTCGTTGAGTAACGAAGCGGCTTGTGGCGTGGTAGATTTGATTACCTGAGTGCTGAATCATCTCTTTGGCTTTAATCTCGCAGAACCATAGAGCCATTACAACGTCTGTAGGATTACGAGTTCCAGGTTTCCAAGTAATCAACTGGTTGATTAGTGCCTTGATACCCTCATGGTACTGAGGGTCTGGAAGTTCAATAAGATTATCTCGGTTATGTTTGTTGCTAGTCATGGTACCAAACAAGCCCTGCATAGCAGCCACACCGAAGTCAGTATCCCATTTGTTCTTGCCAGTAAAGTGGCTAGAGAATCTAACACCTTTATTAGCCAAGTACTGGCGGAACTCTTCGTCCACCTCGTACATCTTCTGGTGAGCGTTGATTTCAATACGCAGTTCTACTGGTTTGTAAGTGTTAATCCAGTCTTCAATGATTGCACGAATCTTACCAGGGGTTGGGTCTGACATATTGTAAGCGTCTAAGACTAGACGTTTACCAGATTGACGGTCAAGGGCGTAGACAACCAGTGCGGTCTTTCCTGCCATAGCAGGGTCCATACCAATTAGTGTGACCCATTGTCCGTCTCGTGGATGTCCAGCCGCTCCCAAACGGAGAGGACCAGGCTTACGCATACGGTTAACACAGGCATTAACAATCGTTGGGTTAAAAATTGCATCATCATCAATATCCTGTTGCTGGTAAACTAGAGCCCATGTTGAGGCTGTAACCTCGCTACGTCTTGTAAAGAGTGCTGGTCCGTCCCACTTCTGGTAGTAACCATCTTCGTCTGGCTCAACGTCATTATCGCCATCCCAAGGACGGTCTGAGCGCTCCCAGAGGGTAACCCATTTCTTTGGGTCATCTTTAACCTCAAGCACGGCTGGCATAGCCAGACGGGTAAACGGGCTTACGCCACCAGACCAATGTTCTGGGTTACGAAGTTCACGGTATAAATCTACAGCCCCGATTCGGGTGCCAACAATTAGGAGTTTACCGTTTTTACCTAGACGAGTGATAACTTCCTTTTGAAGCCAGTCTAATTGCTTCTCCCATTCATGGGCATTGGCTGTGGTGATAACGTCATCTAAGATGATGAGGTCGGCACGAGCGCCGTAAATTTGACCACCAATACCTAGGGCTTGGATTGTTGGGTCTTTCTCAGAAGAATCTCGGGCTTCTTGACCTAGATAAACGGTGTCGGTCTTCCAGGTGTCGGAGTCTTCTTTCCAGCCACCAGAGGGTCCATAGACCTGCTGTAACTTAGCATAGCGTGGATGGCTAAGTCGCTGCTTAATGGAGTAGACGAACTCACGGGCTTTAGTCAAAGTCTTGGACACTACAATGATACGCACGTTAGCGTCCATAGCAATGCGGTAGGTGCTATAACCTACAGTGATTACGGTAGACTTAGCGTGCTCAGGTGGCACATTAATCAAGATGCGATTTTTGCTGCCCTGTTCATAAGACATAGATGGATGGAGCCAGGATGGCTCCCTTCCCTCCAGAACGTCAATCCAGTCCTGTTGGTGAGGGAATACCTCGTTACCAAGGAACTCCTTAGAGAAGGTAGCAAAGGGGATATCTTTGGCATTGCCATTTCCCAGGGTGACCTTCATTAGGTCTGAGCCTTTAGTACGGGCTATTTCTAGGTCTTTGGCAAAGCGTGGGTCTGTGAGCCACTTCTTAAGTACATCAGGTTTGCGCCCTGCCATAGAAATGGCAACTCGTACCTCAATGCCAGTAGCAACTAAATCTATGACCTTGACTTTATCTTCTTTAAGCCGCACCACATTGTGGTGCTCTGCTCCGCCTTTGGCTGCCATATTTAATTATCCTATCACAAAAATTTTAAAATTCTATCACCTGATATTATCTTGTAATAAAATCATATAAAAAAACCTATATAGTTAGCACGAGCGAAGCGAGTGCTTTTCGGTTGTGCAGCCCTAAAGGCTGCTTTGTTACGGTTGTTATAGGCAGCCCTTAAAGGCTGCCATTAGGTGCGCTTTAGCGCACACGTGTTTTATTTTATCCTACATATATACTAACCCTGTTATAACTGACCTGTAACGTTTCGTAACTAAATTGTTATAAACTATTTTTAAAGTCCTTTATCCAATGGGTTTTAATTGTGCACCAATAGTGTAAATACTAGGAAAAATATTTAGGTGGAGTCATACTAACACAGCCGTGCCCCCCCTAACAACTGGGGGTCATAGATAGTTGAAAGTTAAACTAATTACCTAGGTTGACATAACTAAATGTTATCGGCTACCCACCCCCCCTAGGGGTGGTTGAAAATTAAACTATTGAAAATTAAACGGTTGAATTTTTAACTATCTCGGAAAGGTGGACAGTCTCCCCTTACCTCCCCCTCCCCTCTTCTCCCCCCCCCTCGAGAATGTTTCACGTGAAACAATTGGGCACACGTTACCAAACCGTTATCAGTTGTTCACCTAATGTTCACCTAATCAACTTGACACCCT